GAAGGGGAGATTTTTGTTAATCTTCATAATTTTGGCTATGGTCATTATGTTGTAAATCCCGGCATGAAAGTTGCACAGGGCATTCTCTTGCATACGCCTCCATTCCGGCTGCATCAGGTACCAGAGAATGAAATTTATAATGATCCCATTACGATTAGCAATAGAGGAGATGGGGCACTGGGAAGCACAGATGGATAAAAATACACAAAACACCATGTTTAGCTCAAAATCAAATGATTGGGCTACGCCGCAAGACTTTTATGATAAGCTAAATAAAACTTTTGGTCCTTTCACGCTAGACCCCTGTTCTGACGGTCAAAATAATAAAACAGATAATTATTTTACACAAGAACAAAATGGGCTCAGTCATGACTGGTCAGGGAATAAAGTTTTTATGAATCCGCCATATGGCAGAGCAATTAAAGACTGGCTTAAGAAGGCTTATAACGAAGGACAGAAGCCTAACACAACAGTCGTTTGTCTGATTCCAGCCCGTACTGATACAAAATACTGGCATGATTACGTAATGAAGGCACAAGCTGTATATTTTGTGAAAGGCCGACTCAAGTTTGGAGACTCAAGCAATTCAGCACCATTTCCTTCAGCAGTTATAGTCTTCACATCATCGCTTTCGCCATTTGGGACAATTATAGGGGCGATGGAGCGTGAATAGAAAGCAACGCAGAGAAGCAGAGCGCAAGCGAAAGAAAGGCGATCCGAATCAGAAGATGGCGGATCAGGTTAGTTTATTTCACAAACTACCAGATAAATGTAATGCATGCTCTGAAGAATTTGACAAGAAAAATAAAGAAATGGCATTTTCTTGGAGCGTAGTGGTAAATGGTGAAACAGTTCGTCTGTTTTGCCCAGAGTGTATTAGAAAAACAAAAGAAGCTATCAAACAAACAGGAGGTATTGATGGGGAAGAATAGAAGCCGACAGCGGCGTGATGAGTTGCGAGAAGAGGCAGAGGTACGCCGAGAGTACCGCGCATCAATTTCTAACCAGCAGCAGATGGATAGGCTGGACCAGCGGCTAGGAGAGGGTCTAGGCGCTTCTAAAGAGCGCGTAAGGCTCTGGCACCTCGTTGAAGAAGAAGAGGCCGAGAAGAGGCGCGCAGAGCGCCGGGGAGGCAAGAAAAATGGTGACTAGACTGAACAAGAGAGGATTACAGAAAATTCTATCTGGACAAGTCAAAGAACCAACAAAGTGTGCTATTAAATTTTATAGTGCCAATTGTCATTATTGTCAGGCTCTTAAGCCAATTTATGATATTATGTCTGAGGAGTTTTCAGACATAAATTTTTTTGCGTTCAATGTCAGTGACTATCCAGAAGTTGAGAAAATCTTAGGATTCCAGGGTGTACCTACGCTTTGTGGTATTCAATGTGGATCCGAGCTACCAAAACGTCATTTTATCAAGGAACCAGTTGACCCAGATCAAAAGACATGGTATACTGGTAACAACATTAGAGATTTTTTAAAGGAGTTTTAATGAAAAAAAGTATATCATATGATGATGTCTTGTTGGTACCAAAATATAGTGATATTCGTAGCCGCTCAGAAATTGATATCACTGGCGATTTGACTAACGGATTAAGCTTGCCACTTCCGATTATATCATCTCCCATGGACACTATCACAGAAACCACTATGTCGTTCGTCATGGCATGTGTGGGTGGCTCTGGTATAATCCATAGATATAATACTATCGAAGAACAATCGAAGATGGTTAGAGAAGCCTCTGCGGAAATTGAATTCATGCCCGCCTCAGTAGCTAAAGGAAGTTTGGGTGCGGCTGTGGGAGTTACTGGGGATTATATTGAAAGGGCGAAATCTCTTGTTGATAATGGCGTAAATTATATTTGTGTTGATATAGCTCATGGCCACCACATTTTAATGAAAGAGGCTTTATACAATTTGCGTAAAGCACTGCCTCCTAATTTTCATATTATGGCCGGAAACGTTGCAACTCTACAAGGTGTCAACGATTTAGCTGATTGGGGCGCTAACTGTGTGCGCTGTAATATCGGCGGTGGTTCAATTTGTTCTACCAGAATTCAGACTGGTCATGGCATGCCAGGACTTCAAACTATTTTTGATTGTGCCAAAACTGATCGTGATGTTGGCATTATAGCTGATGGTGGTATTCGTAATGCGGGAGATATTGTAAAGGCGCTAGCAGCGGGCGCTGACGCTGTAATGTGCGGTTCTTTATTGGCTGGTACTCATGAGACACCTGGGAATATTTTGAAGGACAAGACGGGCTCTTACAAGGTCTATAGAGGCATGGCTAGCAAAGAAGCACAGATTAAATGGCGAGGGCGATATAGTTCTTTTGAAGGTGTTTCAAGTGTAGTGCCTTATCGTGGACATGTAGATTCACTATTAGGTGATATTGAGAAAAACATTAAGAGCGGTTTTAGTTACTCTGGTGCTAGAAATATGCGAGAACTAAGAAGTAAGTCGGAGTTTTCACAGCAGACAGCCGCTGGTACTGTCGAGAGTGGCACGCATATTTCTAGCAAGGCAGTATAATGTCTGATGATTATGCATATAGATATAATGAGGAAAACGACAAAAGAATAGTTTTTACCGATAATTTGCACAGACATACAAAGTTGGTCTTAAAACTGAAATATCTAAATATAACTCAAGCAAAGCTTTTCCGCCATATCATAACTGGGGTTTTAACAGAAGACCCCAGAATAATGAACTATATTGAAGAAATAGCAACTCGTTCAAAACTAAGAAAAAATAAAGCAGAACAATTAGAAAAGAAAGGCAGGGAAGATTATAATGATCTGGGTTTTTCCGAAGAAGAAATGGAAGGTTTGTTCGACGTTTTAGAATCGGAGTTTCCAGACTTATGAGATCAAAAATACCAAAATGTTCTGCTGATTGTATTTTAAATAATACTATTTGTGAGAAAAAAGACTGTAGAGATTGGATTGATTATAAAAAAGAGTATAATTGTTCTAAGATATCTATTTATTTACACGGACGTATGACACTAAAGCAAATTGCTGAACGCTTGGGGATTTCTATCCCAAGAGTTAAACAAATTGAAACTAAAGCTTTAATGAGGTTGAAAGTAATTTTAGCAAATAAAAATGATAGTTTGGGTGTTTATGATTGATAACCACTATTTATTGATGAGTTTATTAAAGGAGAAATTATAATGGCTCGTAGAAAAACAAAGCGACTTTTAAGCGAAGGAGAAATGCGTAGGTTTGCGAAGCTTGCTAATCTTTCTCCTGTTAATGAGATGTATGGTATGCCCGGTGCCAGAGATGAGGAAGAGGATCCGGGAATGCGTGATATGATGCAGGAAGAGGAAGAGGAAGAGATGGAAGTTTCTGCTGATGAAGTAGAAGCAGAGCCGGCACCGATGGATATGGACGACATGCCAGATGATATGCCAGATGATATGCCATTAATGGACATGGGCGATCCAGCCGAGGAAGAGGGAATGGTTGATCTTGAGGATTTTGTGACCGCTCTAGAAGCAGCATTAGAAAAAGTTACTGGGGTACCCGTAAGCACAGAGTTAACTCCGCCGGAAACTCTGAGCGACGAGGAGGCAACCGAAAGAGGAGGTGACCCGATAGACGATATGGGAATGCCTCCAGAACCAGTGGATATGGGCGACGAAGAGGAAGAGGAAGAGGAAGAGGAAGAGGAAGAGGAAATGCCAGATATGGATGAGTTGGCAGAGGCTATCGCTCGCAGAGTCAGACGTAGAATGAATGAGAATCGTCGTCCTGCAAAGCGCACCCGTAGCAAGGCTAAGACTGTAGATGCAGTAACAAACCGTGTTATGAAGCGTATCAACGAGGAGAAGAAGCAAACTAAGTCTTTAGACAAGCGTGCAGATGCACTCACCGATAGAATCTTTGCAAGGTTGATGAAAGAAAGTCGTTGACATTTCACTACTAGTCTGTTATAATTATAACCATCAGCATAGTCTGGTGGTTATTTTTTTGGGGAAGACTAAATGGAAATAATATTATATATTCTTTTGTTCGCTTTTGGCTGGGCAAGCTGTTTGTTATTTTATTTTGGAAAAAGTGTTAACTTTTTTTATAATATGGTGAAAATAAGTCAATTGTTATCACTATTTATATTAGCTAGGTCTTTAGAACATTTTACATATGCAAAAGAACTTCGCTTGAAGACCATGGTTGATAATGGTGATAGTGAACACAATATTAAATGTACTTTAGGTCAGTTTGAGGATGAAATAATGTTTTTCAAAAAATCATCATTAAAAGAATTAAGTGATATTATAAATCTAAAGAATTCTGATAGTAATTATAAGAATATATTTAGCGATTGGGAATCAGCCATGAAATATTTGGCAAACAATACTGAAACTATTTTAACTTTCATGAAAAAGCACAAAGGAGAATCATGATTAATCGACTTAGAAATATCGTAAAGAAGATGCTTAGTGGAGATGAAGATGATAAAAAGATCATCGTTCTGTCAACAGGAGATCAGAAGCCTGATTTGGATCTGAGAATTGTTGGGTTGTTTTCAAATGTTGATGAAGAGAAGGTTTCTGAATTAGTAACCGGACTTTTGTATATGAACGCACTTAATAAGGCTGAGAAAGAGGAAGAAAAAAGAAAGGATATCGACTTTTATATATCAACATATGGTGGAAGTGCTGACGATATGTTTGCTTTGTACGATATTATGAAGGACGTGCAAAAGACTTCTGACATTTGCACAATTGGAATGGGCAAGGTGATGTCAGCCGGTGTTCTAATATTAGCTTCAGGGACAAATGGTAAGCGGAAAATTGGAAAGAACTGCCGTGTGATGATTCACTCCGTAGCAGCCGGTAATCATGGCGAGTTGAATCATATGATTAATGAACTAGATGAGATCAAAAATATGCAGGAAATGTATATTAAATGTTTAGTTGAAGAAACAAAAATGACAGAAACCGTACTAAGAAATATGCTGGAACGTGGGGTTAATGTCTATTTAACAGCAGAAGAGGCGGTTGAGTACGGAATCGTTGACGAAATTGTTTAGGAGTTATTAACAAATGTTTG